GCCTACAGCAGCAGAAATAGATACATTCTCTGCTTTCAACTCATCTTCTTCTCGCTTGTTCTTTTCACGAAGCATTGCTGCTAACATCAGTTCTTCTTTGGCAGTTTTCAAATCCATGTCTTCTAATTCTTTTATAGCTTTTGTTTGGTCTAGAACTGCCTGTGTTCTATTTTGGATAGCTTCGGAACTTCTTTCGTCTTCTAAACCTAAATTTGCGACCGACCTTGTAAATCTTTCTTTTGCGCCAGCTACTTGTTGTAGAGATTGAGAGGTAGCAAGATCTTTTTGTGCCTGTAGAAGTTCTTGTTGAATAGCTTCCTGTTTCTGTTGGGCTTCTGCTTGCTGCTTTTGGAAAGCCTCCATCTCTTCGTAGTATTCTGATTTCCCTTGTATTGGAGCGGCCTTTGCCAAAAGAAGCGGTGGAATAGGTTCTCCTAGCTCCTTGAGGTCCAAAAGCTGACGGAAGAAAACCTGTCTTTGTGTATCTGTAAGAACACCTTCTTGAACAACACAATCGTATTTTGTAAAGCTCTTATCATAGAACTCCTGTGTAGGCTGATCATCAATTAGTCTTTGAATTTTCTCAGGAGACCATTGTTGTACTAATTTAAGTGCCAGCATAGACATGTGTTTTTGTGAATAGCGTAAGTTATCGAAGACGTCTTGAAGATTAGTGAGTGCGGCTCCCTGTCGTAACATAGTAAGAACCCCGCTTTCATTTCCTGACTCCATAACACCAAAGGCTGCATCATTAACTCCTGCTATTTCTTTAATATCTGCGTCAAATTGTTGTTGTAGTTGGAACATTGATGGAGGTATTTGAGCTGGCTGAATTTTTTCAATAGCACCAGGCACAGCATCTTTATTTCTCCAAACAACTTTTCCTTGTGAGGCTTGGAACAAACTTCTTGGGTTTACAACAGATCCTTCCGTAGCAAGCCATCCGGAATTAATCTGAGAATCTAGGAGGTCGATCATTTGACTACGTCTACGGTTTGCCTCTCTTTGTGGATCCCTCATACAACGAATTAAAGATTGAAGCTTAAGACCCCACTCATCACTCTCCGGCTCCCAAACAGATACAAAAGGTACAAAAGGATACTGATCAAGACCGTAAGGATTTCTTTCCGTACTCATCAAAGTATCATTAACAATTACATGCATCTCAATATATTTTTTCTGGCGGTTAGAAAGTTCAAAGGCCGGATTTATTCCCTTTAAACGGCTGAATAATTCATCATCACCATCCCAATCCCGAGAAGCCCCGGTTTCCATATCTACTAGAACTTTCTGGTTCTCCCAGCCCTGCGTGTAAAACTCATTATAAGCCATCAAATCTTGGCCATTTGCCTGTCTTTGATAAGGAAGCCAGCTAAATTTATCATCGCGCTCCCAACCAATCTTATGTATATCGCGAAGTTCCTTTTCCTTTCCTGGCAAAAGAGATACGACTAAATCTACACTCAAATACTTACGTCTTAGAATATAAGAACAATCTGAAAAATCTAGTTTTGTAAAATAAGGATCAAGAATGAAGCCATTCCACGGCTCTCTACCAAAGCGAATATCTCCATTTATCAGATCATCTCTATAATCAACCCAAACAGAGGCTAAATTCCATCCGGTTTTAACAGCTCCCGAAAAACAATCACTAATAGTCCTATACCCGTCGTTAAAATTCATTACATGGGCGAGACATTTTCCAAGCTGATCGGCAGTTTTTTGATCGGAGTTTTCTACGGCCGTAACCATAGAAGATAATCTGTGCTGTCTTTGATACCCAGTTATCATATTGATAACAGGTCTTATTCTGTTGAATACAAACGCGTTCCTTCCTTCGGCAGCTAGGTCACGCTTTTCCTTCGCGTCCCACTGATCGCCAAGATAATAACGGAGATCCTTATCAGCTTCCGGGAAAAATGAGTCCCATGCCGAGAAGGCCTCCTTGTAATATTCATCGAACGTGCTTATGATCCCCAGGTCGGTATTATAACCCATCACACTCCTTCTTATAGATTCTTTCTTCTACAAAAGAAAGGAGGCGACGCCCGTGTTGTAGCACAGCAAGGATGATCAGTCCTACGCCGCGGCCTAGTGTAAAGCCGCTTTACATTTCAATTTTTTAACAAAGTTCCGTGTTTAATGAAAAGTCCTGTGGTGCAGAGGTTTAAAGCCTGTAAACCCGAGGTTTACCGTGGTGCAGCTTACTTCTTATGTATATTAATACCTTTTTGCATAAAGTCTTTCAAGCTCATTTGCTTCAATTTCTGTCATTTTTTCTATTCGGCCTTTATTTTGCATTATAGCCATGTATCTAAGCGCGTCGCAAAAGTTGGAACTCCAGTCATGGCAAGGCTTATCAGAGTAAACATTCATTTTTTCATTATAGGTTTTATGGTAATTTTCTACACACTTTAAAAAGAAAGTATTTTTTTCACTGTCTATCCACAACCTGTGCCACAAAGCACGAGTCATTTCAATTCCTTCTTGAATGGATAGCTTCGGAGCTATTTCAAAACTTATTCCAAGATCCCTAGCCATTTGAAGACGCGTTTTTGCCCCGTGGCCTAATTCTCTGACTTGTATGTCGTGAGGAGCACAGTGTCTTCCATATTGCCAAAGTCCTTCCATTGCTTTTTGTTCGAGGACTCTAGAATAATGATCAAGCCCTTCTCCCTCTGCTGTGTATGTATCAATGATGTGAATTTCCTGTCCAACATTTTGAACGAATAAGATTGCTGTAGCGTCTGACACACCAAGATCCCAGTAAGTGTCAACTGGAGTATATGGATCATAAGGAACCACTGAGACCATGCCATCTTTCTCAGCTTTGTTAAGATATTTTGCATAATAAGACCCCTCTATTCCCTGATCGAAGTTGCAGTAAAACTCCTGTTGAATGAGATTTTCACTCATTCCCTCGCGGCGTTCTACGTCCATGTCTTCTTCTGTAAGAACACCAGTGTCTTCTATCGTTAACTTCCGGCAAAACCAATCGGGATTTTCTTTTGCCATGAGGTACATTTCATACGCGTGATTTCGACCTCTTGGTGTAAAATTGAAGACAGCCCATCCCTCATTTTCTCTTAGAATAGGACGCACAAAGTCCCAACTCTTAGGATCTTGAAGGGAAAATTCTGAAAAAACACAACCTACAGGGTTAATACCAACGTTAATAATCTGATCAGTACCCATAATCTGAATAACCGACCCATTTATAAGCTCTATTTTCATCTCTACAGAATTAGGCTGCCCGACAACAAGTTCTTTTGGTATATAATCAACAAACCTTTTTCCGTCTTTATTAGCACCATCCCAAAGAATTCTTCTACCTAATCGTGAAGTGGGGAAGAAATAGCAATAAGTACCTACACGACTACAGCAAGACTCGCGTATCATGTAATTCCAACAAGTAATCTCCTTTCCGGCACGCCTGTGCCATACAAGCACAGCTCTTTTCTTTCCACTGTCCATGGCTTCGAAGAAAGGGAGCTGATAATATCTTGGAGTAAAATCAGGAATCCTAACTTTTTTTGTCATTGTCCCCAAACATTACTTTTTCGACTGTTATTCCGCCAGAATGCACTATGTTTGTTTTTGGCTCTCTTTGGCCCAAATAGTTCTTCCCAAGCCAAATTAACATAGTGGTGTTTCTATCCTGAATAGCTGTCTGAATCTGTGCCTTTCTTATTGATTGGCGCAAATTAGATCTTCCCCAATCCAGCTCTTCTCTAAAATTTCTTTCAACAGTTTTTTCAGCAATTTCTAAAAAAGCTGCAATTTCCTTAGTAGTACATCCTAACCGAGCTAGTTTTTTGACCTCTTCTCTTTTGGTGTCATAAAACTTCGGATTTGCATTTGGACTTTGTTTTGTCAACCTCTCACCTTCATTTTTGCACAGGATAGCTGTGCGATTTCCTCACATTTAGTTAAATATTCTAGCATCGTTTCTTTGGTAGAAAACTCTAGAGAAATTGTCGGTTTAGGCTCCTTCTTAGGTTTTTCGGCTTTACCGAGACCCAAGTCATCCTCATCAAAACCCCAGGTTAAGAGGTCCCCGACATCAAATAAATTACCCAAGACATCGTAATCGAAAGAGCCACTATTGCGATTAAGCCGTATATTAAGCTCTTCGACTTCCTTCTCATTGAGTAAACGATCGGGCACCCAACAGTCGAGTCCTTCATCAGCAACCCTTGCTTCAGCCTCTTTAATCACAGATTCAGGAACATATTTAACAGGGATTCCTTGCCATATTCTGGGAAACCAGAAGAAAGTCTCCAGCCCAGACACGCCAATGTCTGGGCGGAGTAAGAAGTACGAGAAAAACTCGAACTACCAATGAGCCATTTTCTCACACTTTCTCACTTTCGTCAATTATGAACCTTCGGGAAGGGTAAATTAAGCTGAGGAGAATCGGGCTCTTCTTTTTTATATACAATTTCTCCGACAATCTGAGTTGTATAATTATCATGCGATGATACAAATACGCCTGGAACTATGCTATAATTAGCAGGCCAGTCTGGAGCAAGTTCTTCTTCCGAATCAGAATCCTCAGATAAGTCCTCACCCTCTAAAACAGCTGACTTATGACAGGCATGAACCTTCGGGAAGGGTAAATTAAGCTTTGGAATAAGTAGTTTTTCTTTCCCCGGATCATTCAAATTAAGCTGCTTAAGGCGTTCAGACAAATAACCAGTTGGATTAAGCAGTCGGTCACGCTCCACTTCTAAATTATACTTTAGTTCACGGAAAATAAGAGAAACTTTTCTACAAATTTCAATCGTTGCTGAATCTCCTGACCTACACGCACGTTGAAACATAGACCTGTATCTGCAACACTCTTTATTTAAAATTACGAGCTGAGTATCTAAATTTTCAAGACCCTGCTCCTCTCTCTTTACAAGAGAACTGCTCGTAAAAACAGCATTATAAAACTCTTCTCTAAATGATGTTATTGAACTCATCTTAAACCTCCATTTTTATTTTATTAAAATTACTCTCTTGTGAGAGAAAAATCCCCTAATATGTTTAATATCTCCTCTACAAATTCCCCCGAAAAGTTACCAATATAGTCCCACTTTGCCTGTTGCCGTTCCTCCTCTCTAATCATTGAAGCATTCAATCCGGCTAGCAGCTGTGAAAGATTTTTACGCATCACTGCACGAGATTTTTCAGCGATTAAATTTTTAGGGGAAGTAAGGTTTGTTGGGGACTCTTCTAAAGGAGTCACCCCTCTTAATCTAATCGAGCCGGGGACATGTGGAAAT